CCTCTGCATCGCGGCGAGCGCGCTCAGCCTCAATAAAAACTGCTTCAGCCAGGATTGGATCTGCGATCCCTTCAGGTGAAATGGCACGCTCTTGAAATCCTAAGATTGGTGCCCCGCCTAATGTTAGGCCAGCAACCCCAGCAGCGGCTAGGCGCGCAGCTTCAGCAAGGTTACCAAGTGAAATAGCGGCCAAATACTCTTGGCGCATTTTATCTGCGTTGGCTTTATCAAGCTCTGCCATGCGCTTAGCGGCACTGTTGGCATCGTCATCCATGATTGTGAGCAAGCTACGGATCCGGGTTTTTTCGGCTTCATCCTTTGAGTTGGCTAGGGCTGTCTCCAAATTGATCCGATCCACATCGAATTTCTTTTTTAACTCCTCTAGCTCTGCCTGCTTCTTTTTAGCAGCCAATTCTGCAGCTGTTAGTTTGCTTTTTTCTTTTTCGACCATGTTCTGCTTTTTAATTGTGGCAGTAATCTTGGCGCGCTCTGCAGTCTCAGCTGTAAAATACATCGATGTTGGGCTGTACTCCACGCCCTTGCCAGTTGTATTGCCGCGCTGGCTGGCACCATATTTAGCCAAAAGCGCCGGGATGCTGGTCGATTGATTAAAAGCAAATAGTTTGCCAAGCGGGCTATCGTTAAAAGTTTTAATAAATGTGGCTATGCCAAAAGTTGCATTACCGATGGCTGTACCAAGTGCTTCCATGTTGTCGGTCGCAGTTTGGATGCCGTTTGACCCACCTAGTAAAGCGATGCTATCCAACAAGCCTTTACCGATTTCCTCTTGCGCGTTTGCCGATGCCACGGTTAAAGCGTTCATTTGGCCTGTGTATGTCTTTGTGGCCTCTAAGGCTTGACCTGAAAACTTGGATGCAAGTGCGGCAGTGATCTTGTCCATGTCGCCAGTTTTGAGTATGGCTTTATCCAAACCTGCGCCGAGTCGGCTCAAGGCTGTGGTCTGGCCGTTGTAACCCTTAGCTAGCGCGGCTGTGACAGATCCTAAATCCTTGCCTGTGCCAGCCGATATATCTAAGGCTAACTCCAAGCCTTTCTGTGCCGTTGTGAGGCTTCCAGTGGCGTTTAAAAGGGTTTGAAAGGCTGGCCTAAGCTCATCATCCAAAACCTTGTAAATATCCTGAAGCCTGGATATAAATCCTTCAGTGGCAATAGTGGCAAAACCGTTGCCTGTATTTTGCAAAGCTACGGCTAGCGACTTGGCTGCTTTTTCATCGGCTGCAAATGCTTGAGCTGCAGCCTTGCCAAACTGGGTAATTTTTCTGACAGCAAAAGCAGCTGCAAATGATTTGGCTAAGAGGTTGGTTGATCGCTGAAAGGCTGTTAAATCCTTTTGGCCTTTTTTAAGGGCTGATCCGTTCCATTTAGCTACGGCTGAGACAACTAAATTAGCCATTAGGCCGCCAATCCAAAGGTAGTGTTGGTATTAGTTGCATTAAAAATTGCAACCGTTGTATTGATCGCAAGATTAACCGCATGAGCTGCGCGACCTTGATCCTCAGCCCACGCCCGATAGATCAAGCGGCCTTGCATGGGTTGGCTGCTTCCCACTAATGGGTAAGGGTTTAAGCGTTCCATAAACTGTTGTCCGGCATTTGGATTTAAACTTTTAACATTTCTGTTTCCATTTGGCCCTGATTTACGGCCAGATGTTTCATAGATTGATCCACCAGCAGAATTGTTAGATACATAATATGCAAGTTGAAAACGCCGCCTAAACTTGGCACCTGCTATTTCACCGCTGTTATTAGAACCTTGTCTGTAAACGATGCCTGCCTGCACTTCGCTTTGATCGTACTTAGGAAATGCCCGGTATTTTCTAGATTGTGGGCCAAAAACATCCGCCTTAGTCCAGTTAGAAAGCATCGCAGAATTAGCAGGAGCATAACTTCTTGCTTTATCTCTGATCGGTAGCATGGCATTTTTAATTTGTTTGTTCATTTGCTTGGCAAGATCAGGATCGACTTTACGCAAGGCTTTAAGGGTGCCTGCGACGCCTGTTATGTTTACGGGCATTTTCACGCTCCCTTGCTCGATCGCCTAACACTTGTATTACAGCTTTAAACATATTCTCATCCATCGCCAGGACTTGATCGGGGCTAATTTTTAACTCTATGGCAAGAGATGCCACTAAGTATGTAAAACTGCCCCGATCTATCCTTTTGGGTTTTCGTCTCCGATTACCTCAACCGAGATAAGCGAATTAAGAAAATCGTCTCCAAATGGCGGAATTACTTCGGTGCGCATTAACGCGTTATGAGCAAGCCAGTAGAGATCACTGTTTTGCTCAAATTCGCGCAACTGCTTATACAGGCCTTGACCTGCAAATTTTTCAAACGCTACCTCAACCACTGGAGTTATATTTACGATGGTTTCTCCAGTAGCCCTTACGATCTTTAGTCGCGCCATTTATTACTCCTTAGAAAGTACCTGTTGTTGCGTATGCAACTGTTGATGTGCAGGTAAATGTCATGCTGGAGCGAGCATAATCCTCTGGGCCACCGGTGCCTACTGGAGTCAAGTTATTGACCAAAATAGATACTGTGTAAAGCGGATTAGTCGCACCAACTGCAGTGCCTTTAACTGGAATAACCACAGCTGTAACGGATGTACCGTAAGCAGCTTGCAAGGTTGCCTGCACCTTTGATGCGGCCCAATCGTTCAAGAAATCCACCTGTAGTGTGCTGGACTCCAAACCTTTTGCAAAAACATGTGAGCCCTGGCCCATTGTTGTGGTTTCGACTTCGTCAAAGGTTTGTGTAAGCGTAATGCTAGTTACATATTCGCTTAAATCAACGGTGGCAATTTTCAGGCCAACATTGTTATCTAAATAAATTGCCACGGATTACTCCTCATCTTTCTTTGTTTTTGTTTCGGCTGGGATTGGCAGACCAAGTTTTTTTAAAACCTCAATATCTGCCGGGGTTATTTGTTGATCTGCCATAGTTAGCTCCATGTGGTTAGTACGGTTATTTGTAACTCGGATGTTAATAAATCACCACTAGCTAGGCTCATAATCGATGGGGCCGAGATAGAGGTAACGCTAAATGAGATCGCTGAATTGGCCAGTTTATTGAAAACCGCGATCATGGTTTCCTCGATGCCTTGAAATGAACCCTGGTTATCAAGTGCAGGTATAGTAATAATAATTTTAAAATTAGCCTGTGGGCGAATAGCAGCTTGATTAAAGTGACCGTTGGCAGGTACAACATAAGGATCGGCCGCGGCGACAATTACAGAATTAGCCAGGATAGTCGCAGGCGGGTAGCTAAAGGTTTGCCAGACTCCAGAGTTTTCTAAAGCTGCGGCGATTGTTGATCGAAGGGTAGTTAGGGCTACTGACATGGGTCAGCCAATCATCGATGATGGCGACATGTACGGGGCTAAAAGCCCCCTGATTTTTCCGATCATGCTGTTACCCATGCGGAAAGGTGAAATACCCATATCCAAACTTACGCCCTGGCTTCCAGCGACCTGCCTGGACTGCCAAATATCTACGGCCAAAATCATGGCTGCTTCTCGCACGCTAGCGATCGATGAATAAACCGCTGTCTTTGTGTCCACACCTGTAGCTGTGCCATAAGGCAAAACACGACGGAAATTTTGATCGGCTGCAGTCTTGGCAAATTGCACAAAGCTGTAACCCTGTGGGTTTTGATAATAATTAAGTTGCATGTTAAATGCTGGCAAAATATTTGCAGTGCCAGTGCTAAAAGGCACGGTGGCAGTGATGGTGTAAGCCCCATTAAAAGTTGAACCAGCCCCAGCAAAAGTTACTGTTTCCCCAACTGTAAATATGCCGGGGTTGGCCAACATTACTGTCGCAACATTGTTTACTAATGCTGTTCCCACCACAGGCGCGCTATCAAACCAGAGAAAAGCATTAATCTGATCCTGCGCCGCCTGGCAGCACTCCTCAACTGTTGCATCTGCGTACAAATCTTGGATGCCTAAATTATCGCGAAGCTCTTGCTCCGTTACATAAGTGGCCGCCATGTTGTACTCCTTTTTTATAGTTGGTGGGTCGGCGGGGCCAAGGGCTTGGACCCCGCCGACTATCAGGGATTTAGATCAAGTGAGGTTGTAACGCACTAGACCGTTAGGCATCTTAACAATCGTGGCCATGAAACCATAAATGGCAACTTGGATTTGAAGGTTAGATACAACATTTACAGACATGTAAGCCTGTGGTGAGCGATATACAGTCATCGCTTCAGGTGCAACGATAAATGCAGAGTCATCGATGGTTGTAGAAACCATTTGGTGATCTACATATAGATCAAGACCAAGTACATTACCGCGGATTGATGTAGGTGTTGATAGACCGCCTGCGTTCATTGGCTGAGCAGCGTTATAAATTGGGCGACCAGTTGAGTCTGTTGCACCCATAAGTAGTGACCACTGTGAAGGGCCAGCGATGTAGTTACGAGCAAAATAGCTTGTGTTCTTGTAAACATTTGCTGACTCTGTTGAGACATAAGAAATGATGCCTGCAGATGTAGCTGCTACCGCTGTACCTTGTACGCCGCCTGCCACGATGTCTGCAATTACTGCAGCATCGGTTGCAAGAGAATAGGCGCGCTGCAACTGCTGTGTGAGCTCGGCATAGAAATTCGGATCTGACCGCTCAAGCAATTCAACGCTCAGTGTATTCATACCGCTATATTTCTTAACGGTGCCTGAAAGGTACTGAGTTACCATGCCAGTGTTTTGTACTGCGCCTGCTTCCGCTTCAACTGTTACAACTGGTGCAACACCTGACTGACCGCCCGCAGAGGTGACAAGTGACGGCACTGAGATTGTCATACCGCTTGATGGCAAGACTCCCTGAGATAGCGCGTTAATTGTTGGTGTATCAAAGTTTGTGTTTGATACAAAATCGGTTAGGTACTGAGTTGGGTTAAATGCTGGGTTAGTTGTAAAGCTGTCATCGGCTGCGGTGACATAAAGCTTTGAGTCATCGTTACCTAGTGCGGCTTTTATCTTGTGTTCTGTGTATGAAGCCATAGATGTGATCGGTGTGCGAACACGCTGGCTATCAAGCACAGATGGGCGGATGATTGGGCGAGCTGCTTCTACTGACGGTGCAGCCGCTTCCTCATTTGGAGCATCTTGTGGTTCTGGGGCTGTCGTCATGACATCCTCGCTTTCGGTTTCGGTTTCGATTGTTGTACTTACTGTGGTGCTTGTTGTCGTGCTGGTTTTGGTTGATACAGATTTTTCTGTTTCAACTTCATCCGCCTGCGCGGCAATTTTTTGCACTGCGGCCGACTGGAAGGCCGCTGTTTCCACTAAGGAGACTTCGCGGAGTACAGCCGCAGTGACCAGGAGATAATCTTTTTCAGGCTTCGATGCCGTAACTTCAACACCGACGGATAGGCCATCCATAAGTTGCTCCTGGGCGAGCAAAATCGCATCGTTGCCCTTTGAACTAGCCGAGATTTTAAAGCTAGCGTAAAGCCCATCTGAATTTGATTGGATCGATTGCATGCGCCCGATCGGTTTCGTATTATCGTGAGACATTAAAAGTTTTATTTTGGCTGGGTTTGCAGCAGTTATGCTACCTTCAGCAAACACAACTTTACCTGCGCTTGTATAGCCCACTTCGCCGTATGGTGCGATCTTGCCAGAAATTACCCGGCGCTCTGATCCATCTACAGCTTCGATTGATCCGCTAAATGTTAATTTCATTAACGGTTTCTCCCATCGGTGATAGTTGTTCCATTGATTGTGCCTGCTCTACATCGATCAAACCAAGTGCTAATAATTTTTCGATTGCTTCCAAACGCGCCATTGTGTCTGCGCGTAGGAAAGACTCATCGATTGCAAATCGCACAATATTGCCGCGGCGTGTTATGTCATCCAATGATAAACGATTTTCTATCGCGCTAATAAATGGCTGCAGTGAATATGCAACAAACTCTTTACGGCTATCCAAAACATTTTGGTATGTCATGCTGTTATTCATGTCGCTACTGACCATGAAGGCTGGCACATTCATGAGTCTGCTCAATTCCGTACTGAGGTATTGGCTGCTTTCGTTGTAGGTCATGTCTTTAGGTGAGAAGCCAATATTTTGCGCTTCCAAAGTAGATGTTAAGTAAGCGGTGCTGCGATTTTGTCGCGCTGATTTCCAAGCTGCCAAAATGCCTTGTACTTGTGCTTCAGGTAAATCTGCTCCGTTATTTTTCAATACCGTGGTCGCCATCGGTGTGGCTGCAGCAATCGCAGCTGCCTTTTGAATATCTAAAGCAGCTTGAATAGTGCGGCCACCAGTTTCAAGTACACCAGGCAAAAGCGATTGAAATGTTACAAGCGAACCGATACCGGACATTGGCACTTGCACACCATTAACTGAATAATACGCAACTTCAGTGCCTAATTGATTTGTTGTAACTGTAACGCGTGTGTTTGGTACAAATTCAAAACCTGAAGGGCGGCCATCGTCTGCATACAAAGATGTTACGCGCCAATAAGCAACTCCATAAAATAAAAGTGCATCGACTGTGTACGCAATAGTAACGCTGCGCGGTTGGCGGATATCTGGCTGCTCTAACCAAACTGGGCTTTCTAATTCTGCACCAGTAGCTTTGTTGTAAAGCTCTAGATCGATGCTGGAGATTACGCCCGCGATTAAGTTACGGCAGCGGCTAACGGTTGGTACTTGGAGCGCAATATTACGATCCATAAATGGCATGCCAGTGCCAGTGTTATAAATGCCGCCAAATGAGTAAACCCCAGCACCATAGCCACTATTCATAATGGCAGGTGCGTATTGCGCCTCAATATCCTTAGATTTGTTGCGCAGCCCAAAGGTTTCCAGTAATCCCATGTGCCGATTTTCTCAAATTGTCAAGCACCAAACAGGGATGTTTTCGGCGTGTCTAAATGTAAACTTTGGCCTCGGTAACTGGCTTTGTTAGGTGCATTGTTAGCATGGCCATGCCAATCGGCGCTGAAATTGATCCCATTGATTTTTTTCGTACCATGCGCCAGGCTTGATCGTTACTTTTAGCGGCTACATTGTTCATGGCGGTATCCAAATATTCTTGCCCGCCGTGCACCACGCGTTTGTTGTCAATAGCCTCTTTAAAGATGCTGCAAGCGGTATAGAACTGCGATCCACTGCAATCCTCTACAACTTGACCTGACATCCGTAAACGGTCGCTTATAGCCTGTGTGGTGTACTTATCGTGCAGGATTTTTTTAGGATGCCATTGATCCGCAAAAGCCTTTATGTCTCCAGCGATTTTAAGCTCATCTACAGCAATCTGACTTTCCCAAGTTTTAATAAGAGCCAAGCCAATACGGCCATCTGGCAAGATCGAACCAGCCACAAGTGAAGCTGATCGCCGAGTATGGGGATCGACATCGAAGGCAAACATGGTGTGCATACCTGGAGCCATTACCAGCTCACTGTCTGCAATATCCTCCCAACTGCCTGGAGTCCACGGCGATGTAAGCCCGGTGCTGACCCATTGGCATAAAGTCTCAGTGCGTGCCGCGATAATCGTGCTCGTTGCGATTGTCTCCTCTACAGCTTCCTCGGAAATTAAAATACCCAGGCTTGGATTGGCCATCGCCCAGGCTTTACGATCCCATATATCGCAGTGCTCAGGTGCGCTGTATTCATAAAACCCTAGCGACTTAGGTGGATTGGCCATAGATCGCTCGCGCATGTGCGATAGCACCTCGGACTCAGCTGTGCCAGCGTTGGATGTGTAAAAACGCTGCGAATTTGGCCGTGTAAGCGTTGTGCTCTTACTGGCATCCATCGCGGCTTCATTGACCTCACGCAATTCATCGATCCATAAAACATCGGCGCTGAGCCCGCGGGAGGAGTCGCTATTCGCAGCTACAACCTCGAT